TCAAACTCATCGCTTCATCGAATGTCAACTTTTTCTTTTTCGGGGTGGCATTCCTCGAATGTATTGCTTCACACGCAAGAAGGTCATTGAATAGGTCCCATGGACACTCCATGAGCTCCTCGCGTGTCATGTTCAACTTTTTTCCGTAGAAATAAAGCCAAGCCTCATTTAATTCGATGGCTTGGCTTCCTGTTTTTTTCCTTTAACCGGCTCCGCTTCCACTGTACGCTCGCCCTTCAGTACGGAAATCAGTTCCTCGGAAAACTGATTGTACTCTTCATTCGTCATATTCATGACGTCGTTCAACTGAATGATTGCCTGATTCTCTTTGGCATCGTACTCAATGCCAGCTTCATCCTTACGCTTGCGCTCATACTCATGATTCAGAGCTCTCGCAATCTTGTAGACGTTATTCACTTCATCTTCTTCTTGGACAGCAAATAGCGAAGCGATATCCCCTAATTTCTTTGTATCCGTCAGTTGGGCAATATTGATTCTTGCCCGGACGTTAAATAAAAAGCCGATTTCGTTATCTCCAACCTTCATGATTATTCTCCTCTCTTATGGTTCCGTTGTTGGTTCCGTTGTTGAAGCTGTGTAATTGAGGTACTGCTTAATCATGTCCTCAGCAGCTTCCTCGGTTGCAAACTCTGCGTGTCCAAACTTTCTCCAAGTATGCTTTGCGTCGTCGCCGCGCATCATAGCCAGAGAGAGTGACTGGGTCTGCCAGTTGATCTGGTCTTCCTGAGTATTTGCGCTCTGAGACATCTTCGCGAATTTACCCTTGACGAGAACACATGGCTTGTATGTAGTGACGCCATCTTCCATGTAACGAACTACAAACCCAAATCCTACGTATGGGGAAACGGACTCATCATCCTCGTTATCCCATCCCTGTTCGTCTGTAGCAGCCCATCCGAAGATTAAAGCAGCGGCCTCTTCCTTCAAACCATCTACAACTGCAGTTGTAGTTCCGCCGGTGAATACACCAGCAGCTGACTCAGCTGTCTGATTGTCTGCGTAGAAGTTGTTGTCGTCTGCGGACTCAGGGTTTACCTCTACACTTACGCCTCGTCCTAATGGCATTGCGCCAGAGTATGAGATAACGCCCGCAGTAGCGGAGTATCTTGCAACCCATGGCTTAGAGTAACCTGTGCAAACCTTTCCATTTGCCATCTTGATACCTCCTATTCCTATGCTTTTTCATTTTTCATAATGTTGTAGATGTAACCATCGATGTTTTCCTTCATCATCTTCTCTGCGTCTTCTCGCGTATCTCTAACAGCCCAGTCAACAAACGGATACTTTTTAGAGAAGGACGTACCGCTGTTAATTGCTCTCGCAATCATTGCATTCGGCTGTCCTGTCGGATAAGTATCTGTAATATGCTGATTGTAGCCATCAAATCCGAGCTTGACGTGAATATATCCGAATCGGTTCTGGAACTGAGAAATACCGAAGCCTTCATGAAGACCTCGTCTCTGGTCTTCGAAGACGCCATCATCTCCATGAGGCGCTCTCGTCTCAATAGAGTCGATGAAGAGGTCAATTCTATCAGCCACTAATCCAGCGGCCGGATAGATTGATCGCTTACACATCTCTTCTGACTGATACATAAGGTCGCCAAGTTGAGAGATATATTCATTTATTCCTTTTCCGACATAAAACTTGGGATACATCGCCATAATCACACCACCCAGAATGTCCATTCATAATGGATTAAATTGGTCTCGTCCTCGTACTGGGTGGAATTCAATTCCCATCCAACCCCAAGGTCATTGAGACCGTTTTGAATCTGATCTACGACTGGGTCGAACTCATCTTGAGTGAAGAGGTCGATTGTTCCAGTCACCTGTTGAATCTGCTTCCTATTGTCCGCATGATGCGAATTATCTTCTCCATCCTCAGCCCAGATGATGTACTTCTTCTTCTCGACATGGCGGAAGTAATGATATGTCGCCTTCGGAAGGATGCCGACCAACATGTCACGGATCGGAATCAACTTACTCTTCATCGTCGATGTCATATAAGCCCTCCAATCGCTTGAGAGTCAGGTCCGTTACCTTGAGTCCGTCGTCATTGAGTAAATGCTGCACATTATCGATTCGATACTGCTCAGTCACTTCTTCAGTTCCGAACGGCAATCTCTCAGCAATCTCCGCCATCATCCCGATGTGGATTCTCCGGTCTTCCCAGATACGGACCAATCTATCCACCTGTTCATTCACGCTCTTGGCAGCATACTGTCGCGTGATGCCAATTGTTCGCTCCTGGAACATGTGGCGACTCAGTTCAACCAGTTCCTTTTTTGGCATTCCGCCCGGCTCTGATACGTCAACCTCAGCCTTGATTACGACGATTCCGTCATCGAATGTCTCACTCATGATGTAACCCTCGCTTTCTCACTAAATAGACGATTATTCAGAGCGTATCGGAGCATTCTAGGCATCACAGGATTGTCTTCTGCTCTCTTACGGAACAAATAAGCCGTGTACATCACTACGAGATTCACATCCTTCGCATCCCCTAGATCGAGCGTGATGCCCTCCTCTTGGATGGAGCTCTCACTCGTCGTAATGAGGGATGCAAGATATTCATCCTGAGCAGTGTGCATAATGCTCAAGTTCTGCTTTACTAACACGAGAATTTCCTGATCTGTCATACTCTTACTCCTTCAAAAGAATCACCCCGACCTCATGTGAAGCCGGGGTGAAGTAATTAACCGTTGTTTGCTGTATCAGCTGCAAAGGTCATGGTTGCGGTTGGCGTTACGCCATTGATACCGATAGCAACGAATGCCTCAGCAATAACAGGAAGACCATCGTAGCGAGCAGTGCCCTTGAATACGGTGTTGTCCTGGATGAACTGAGCGTGCTCGGAACTTTCAGCCTTGATACCGTCACGCTGTGCTAATAAGTACAGATCTCCGTAGCCACCGATGATTACGTCATCTGGCACGAAATCCAGAACTACGATGTCACCACCAACTACAGGCATAGTAGCCTGAACTCCGGCAACTACAGCACCAGCTGCATTGAATCCTAAAGACTCAGCTAACACCTTGGTGTAGGTAGTGTCATTCATTGCCCAGAACTTGGCACCACGAGAATACTTGCCTTTTGCAGCACCAGAATCGATAACCAATTCCTTGAAGAATGCAGTACCGGTCTTGTTTGCTGCGATGGAGAGAACGTTGGACGCATGCAAGTCTTTCCACGGAATAGTGGATGTATCGCTTGCTGGCTGCTCGGTCTCAACGAGACGAGTGATGATACCCTTAGGCATCTTAGTACCGGTTCCATAAAGGATAGCCTTATCCAATGCTAAACCGATGGCCTGTCCAATGCCGGTAATAATCTCGGAAGCGAGATCAATATCATCTGAATCCTCAAGAGTTGCGTTGCAAACAGGAACAAATCCGCCAACCTTGTAGCCGTCTACTTCTACTCCACCGAATGTGAAGTCTAACTCGTTAAGATTTGCGCACATCTCTGTCCATACTGCCTCAGGAATCAATCCCATGACATTCTGGCGAGCCTTGCCCTTAACCGGCTTCAAATTAACACGATTGATTAACTTGGAATATCTCTCGATATTCTGACGAATCAATGTGAGAACTACAGTAGGGATGAGCAGATCTGCGCCGGATACAGAACGGCTCTGTCCCTTCATTGCTCTAACTCTTGCTAAGAATCCCTTAACATTCTCATCTGCGAAGAACTTATCGCGCTCTTCATGAGTCATATTGAAGAACTGACGTGTTTCCATCTTATTGGTCTCCTTTCGAACCTCTTCTGGTGTTGCGACCGGAGTCTTTGCTCTGGTCTGATCTACTTCCTTCTGTGCCTCTTCTGCTGCTGCAAGGTCAGCCTCTAACTGGCGAACCTCTGCATCAAGGTTGGCTTCCTTCTCTTCGAATTCCTTCTTCTCAGCTTCGAACTTCTCTACTTCTCCCTCGACAGCTGCCTTCTCTTCGTCGGTGTTGGCTTCATTGATAGCCTCTTCCAACTCAGCTTCGCGCTTCTCGAAGTCGTTAGCTGCTCTCAGCTCTTCCAAGGACTTGCGTGCTTCGTCTAATCTCTTGCGAAGCATAAGTGTTCGTAATGCCATGATTACTTACCTCCTCTTAACTTCTGAACCATTGAATTTCTCCATGCTTCCGTCTGGCGTGTCTGGATCTGCTCTAAGTCATGCTTACGAGCTACGACAGCCGTGGACTCATAGGCTGGGAATGTAACAACAGATACTTCGTAGAGCTTGACCTTCTTAATCGTCCAATGAACCTCACCGGATTCGAGTACTTCGTATTCCTCGTCCAGAATGTCGAACCCGAAGGAACACTGATTTACATCACCTCGCTGAACTCTCGCATAGAGATTCATAGCGTCCTGGTCGTTCGGATTGACCTCAACGCGTCCGAATAATCCATGCTCGTCCACACGAAGCTCTAACGTGCCAGCAGTGGTCCGTCCGAGAACGAGTCTCGTTTCATGGTCGGTAAGAGCCCGGATGTCATCCAGGAGCGCATCATCGAATACTCCCGGAGCAACTGACTCGGTCGCTCCATCGAAAATCTCATAGTTGCTATTGAATACTGCGAAATAGCCCTCGATGTAGAGCTTCCCGTCAGCTTCCCTCGTGTTGAATTTGGACTCGATGCTTCGAGTCTGTCTGATATCTCTTCCTTCCATCACTCTTCCTCCTGTTGGATTAGCTTCTTTTGCTGTCCACTCATATCTGTTGGGATGTAGTTCTCCAGTACTCTCAATTCATCAAGTCCCTCTCTAGGA